CGCAGCTATTCTAGCCAAATCAGAATCTTGAGATAATGAACCATTATCCCCTTGCGGGTTTTGACTTGTTAATAATATAAATGGATTGTATGATGAAGCAATAAAAGTATTATATGGACTTTTACCAACTAAGGCAGGTATTCCCTGACTCATATCTAAATTTAAAGTATTACTAAAACTTGTTACAGAATTTATAAAGGTAATATCGTCAATAGATTTTGGTTCACCAAAACCACCTTCAGGCCCATATTGGTTTTTAACATATGCGTAGTTTCCTTCATCAGAACCAATCACTTCTACCTCTTGAGAGTCGATAACACCAATATCATTTATAATAACTTCGCTTTGACCTGGTTGTGACGCAGGAGTAAAACCATCACTATTATATGGTTGTAGATTTTTTACTAATAATTTTTTTCTAAAATTTTCAGTAGAATCAAATGATAATGGACTTAATGACATCTATATATTCTTTTTAGATAAATAGATGGTAACATAATTTTGTGTAAACTAAAAGAATAGATTTATACAAAGATACCCCTATTAATATTATGAGGGTACACCTCCACCGGTCACAGAACCACCATACGTTCCATTTGTATTAAATATCTGAGAACTGATTGCCGCCATCGCATTTGGATTATTAATTAAATAGCTAGCAAACTCTTCCTTAGTCATTACCGAATTAGTTGGCATATTATCAACGGTTAAATTAACTTGACCACTCACATTAAGGTTAGAATTAGATGCAATAGCACTTGTTGTGGGTTCATTAACGTTAAGGCTTGAGGTATTTAAATTATTCGCTGAGAAGTTATTTCTCTGAGCCGATTCATTACCTCCTTGGTTATCATTATTTCTCTGAACCGTTTCATTACTTTCTTCGTTAACATTTTGAACTCCCGTATTATTTCTTTGGAGAGTTTCCTTAAGTAGTCCGTCAGTACTTATCTCAATTCTCTCTAAATACTTTGTAACGTCATCCCATCCCGTTTTCATCATCTTTAAAAGTGCCTCTCCATTCATAACTTTAACGGCCTCTTCGAGACCTCTACTTATCGCATCACTAGCGGTACCAATACCCGTAACTACCGCATCTACAATATCTCTAGCCGTATCATCGTCAAGTTTTAATTGAGTCTCAACCTGACCTGCCATCTCTACAATTTTTTGTGGTACCTTAATTTCATTTTCTCGTTCTAAAAACTTTTTAGTTAATAAGTCTTGTGCTTTGGTTGCGTCTTCGGCAAAAGTATCAAAACCACCACTTTTTACTAAATTTAATGCAGTTAATTTAACTAAAGTGTTTTGTGCCGCTTGTATTTGGTTAAGGTAACCCATAGACTCTTTAGCTACATCCAATTCTGACATCTTATTAACATCTAACATTTTCTCTAATTGAGTATAGTCATTAGCGGTTAAATCGTTAAAACCTTCTCCAATCTTTTTAACTGTACCATCAGGCATAGTTATTTCTAAATTACCATTAGCCCCAATTTTACTCATATTAGCAATAAGTTCTTTTTGTTCTTCAGGAACAGTATTCATATTTCCTAATATATCTAATTTTTTTGTTTTTTGAGCTGCCTTCATAGCCATGTCGGTCATGTCCTCATAATTCATTCCAGCTAATTCAGCGGCCTCTCTAAGACGATACATTTCAGTAACCGCTATGTCAAATTCTCCCGTGTCTTCGTTAAACGTTACAGCGGCTGCGGACATATCAACAATACTATTTTGTAGACCCTCCATGTCTGTTTGAGCCATGTGAAGTAATTGGAATGGGTCACCTAATTTACCAATAGAACCACCTAACATTTGAAAACCTGCTGCAACTTTAATAGCATTATCGGGGTCCATTAAAGAATCCGCTAAACTAACGGTTTTAGACATATCAATCCTTAAAGATTGTGCCTGTGCAACCATATTAGAAAGACCGTCCACTCCATCTTTAAAGTTATATGATACCATTAACTTTAAATTTTTGTTAACACCGTCCATAAACTCTGAGACGTTTAACCCATACGACCTGGCTTGTTTTGTCATATCACCCATCATTTCGAGTGTTTGGTCGGTTGTATAACCTAAAGTATCAAATGAAGTCGCCATAGTAGCTAATTCCGCCGCGGTCATATTGGCGGTCATCCCTAAGACTTGAAAACTAGTTATTTGTTCATCTGTGAGATAGGTACCTCTCATCATAGCATTATTTATCGCCGCAAATAAATCTACATTGTCTTTAGCCCCCTTACCTATTAACCCAGTGGTTTTAGCGGACTCAGCAACAACTTTTTGAACTTCGTTACTAACCGCCCTTGTTTGACCAATACTTTCTCTAACAGCATTAGCGGTTTTAGTATTAATACCTCCCGCAGTCGCAATTAACGCACCGACATCTGTAATACTCTTTCTAAGTTCTTTACCGAACTTTAAAAGACTAATATTGGCTAATTCAATATTCTTTGCAATATCTGCACTGTCTTGTTTTAAATCACCATCAAACATAGTTTTCTTTATATATAAATATTACCTACCTAGATTTCTGTCGTTGTTTTTCTATCTGTTCGTTTTTTTCTTGGAATTCAGAAGAAAGTTTATCAATAAAAAACTTTCTCTCAAAGGTGGGCATTAATTGTAGGTCTGAGTAAGACATATTAACATGTTTACTTAGATAATAGAACTCATCGAGCATAATTTTCCTATAGTTAGAAGAAAGGACGAAAAAACTCTGCCCCAAAAGTGATACGCATAGTCACTTTTTCTCCTGACGGGGCCGTAGTAGTTCTATTAAGGTTCAACTTAGGTTCACAATCTGACATCGTGTTTCTAATAAATTTTGAATCCGCAATAGGTAGCGTACTTATAAATGTTGATATTTTTTCTCTGTTTTCATCACCGTCAATAGAAACTACTATTTTTTCTAGTCGTTTAGTAACAATAGGTACAGTAACCCCATCAGGGTATGAATCAGATAATGATGTTAATTCGTTAGTGTCCTGAATATTTAGAAGTCTACACTTAACATTAACTGCAGTTTTAGGTAAATTAAATTCAAATAATCCTTTATCGTTTGGGGTTATTTTAGGTTTAATTATATCTAACTCATCTAAAGCGACAGTAGTTTCGAAGTCTTTTCCCGTTTTCGGGTCTTTTAATTTAAATACATAATCGGAGCCAAACGCAGTATTTCTTAAAAATATTAAGATAGCTTCAGCATCCCCATCTAATAATTCGTTCACATTAAAATCAGGCTCATATATTTTATTTTTTAGTAATGTCATTACTAAATTATTATTCATCGAAGAAGAAAGTAATATATTTTCATCTTGAGCAGTTAAATAACCAACCTTAAGAGATTTTTTCTTATTACTGTAGAATAATCCCTGAGATGGTAATGGTACCACATCATGTGGTAAGTTCATATTTGCTTGTCCGTATTGTTTTCCTTGGTCCATAATAGTTTATTTAAATAAAAAACCATAGAAGTACAATGACCTCTATGGTTTTAAATATACAATTGATTGGTTTATTATCAATACTTGTTTTATATTAGTATACCAAAATACATCTATCAGGACGTAATGTAGCTGTAATTGTAGCTAACGCATCATCACTATATCCTAAACTATCGAAATTAACATCAGTTAAAAATGTTCCCTGTAGAATCCATTTTTCAACCGCTACACCTGTTGGGTCTAACATTTCTAGGTCTAAGTCTTTCTTATAACCTGCAGCATATCCCATACGTCCTGTTACGGACTCTGAATGTAATCTAACCCACTCCATTAACGCTTGTGACGCTGATGGTCCAATTGGGTCACGGAATGTAACGTTTATCGTGTTCCACACGAATCTACCTGCTACGTATGTAGAGGTGTTTAAAAAAGGAATCTCTGTTGACCCGATTTGGATGTTAGGTCTTGATGTAGACTCAACATACCAAGAATTAATACCCAATGAAGATGGAAACGATAGTATAAATCGGTTCTTCCTTTTTGGTTCATAGGGAACGGGCATTTTCATTAATAAGTCTGCCATTGTATTTTGGTTTTATATTTCTTTAGTTTATTTAATTATAAATATCCAGTTTAAAAGTTTTTCTATTTACTTTTATTTTTTTTTCAGTAATCTACTAGAGCAAATAAAATATAATAATAATTATACTTCTTTTTTATCTCCTCCTTTAGTTAAATACATTTTAACTGGTTTATCTTTATATTCTTTATCTAAAAATGCTTTAATCTTTTCTACATTGCCTGGGTCATCGTCAGAAAACCCAATCATTGGTACGAAATTGTTTTTTATATCATTTTTAAGAAAGGCTTTTTTACCGATTCTTTCACTCATTTCTTTAACATACGCAATAAAACTCCTTAACGCTTTAATTTTACCCTCCTCAGGGTCCGCAGCATTACCTTCACCATATGTTACAGGATGGTATTTATTTAAATCCAAATAATCATTAATCATTATAGATGAGTCCTTTTCTTCATCACCCGACATATTACGATACTTTTTAAGATTGTCAATTAAAGTTTCCTTACTAATACCGTTATGGTTAGTCACTATCATATTATAAATCGCTTCACGTAATACCGATGGTGTATGACCTCTTGCAGTGATTATTGAAAAAATTGACCCCCCGTTTATCGCTTCGACAAAATCATTCCATGATGGTCCTGGTTTCGCTAATAGGGAATCAACTATAAAGGCGTTATCACCTTTAACTCCGAAATTTCTATAAGGGTCATCGGCATACCCCACAATCATTTTATTCTTATATTCAAAAGGTTCTTTACCAATCATACCTCTATAGTCCGCAAAATCTTCTGTTGACATTCCTACCTCTTCGTCTTCATCGG